AAAAGAATCATTTTGAGGGCACCCACCCGACCCCCTGTGTAGAGGCCAAATGGGATTCTAAAGGCATGATTGCCCACCGGCCCTGCACCGGATTTGAGACACACAATGTTTTTGTTGTAATTTACTATTATTTTACAAAACTTGTTTTTAAGGTTTATCCTCCCGCGAGTCGTGTGGGGTGGTAAAGTGCTTCGCCAGTACTTCTGGTTCGTCACACTCAGTCCACACGGTTAATAGTTCCCACTGATCAGGTGGTTATTTATCTATGGAAGCATTAAAAATATATAAGTTATGGTTTGCAACTCCATAACAGTTGCGGAACAACAACAATCAAAGGACCAATGGTAACAATTCTAGAAACTCCCCAACTGTGTCGGCAAAATAGGCCAAGTCTTGTGCCAATGTCATCGCGGTTTCACTAACACCAACAGTACCGCCCTCTGTGACAGCATATGCTATCATTTCCTCGGTCATATCGGTCATTAATGTCTCAGCGCTGTAGATGAGATCTGGAGCCACCTGTATCGTGTCCTCCAATGTGGAAGCATATAGAGCCCCAACAATAGGGACTCCAGGTATAGCTAACACACCGGCATTCACAAAGCCGGCAACAGTCTCATTTACTTCAGACAACGGCATTTCACTCGATCCTATCCCACTGTCGCTTGAGCCAGATTCTACGCCTGGGACATCACTGGTCAGTATGTCCCCGCGCGAAAACCCCGCCTCTTAGCTGACAAACCACTGTTTCCAACGGAACCAGAAGGATTTGTATTAGCAGAGGCAGTTACCCTAGCAACAGGGGCCGCTTCAATCAAGTTAAGAGCCCTAGAAAGTGATACCGCATCAGCCAATGATGGCTCAAGCGTATAAGAAACAGCAGTGGGATTTCGTGGGACACACTCCCACTCCCACTTAACTTCAAAAGCAAAGAGGTTAGATACATTACTCGCAGCAGTTGTGGTGTCACCCTCAAAAATTACGATAAGTGCATACTGACCCACCTCAGCACCCATGTTTGTCCCTGCAGAATTCCATGCATTTGGAGCACCCGTCGTGCCTGCAACACTTGTTTGAACACCAAACACATTGTCGCCGCCCGTCGTAGATAATGAGGTCCCAGATAATACATTAGAGAAGGTATCAGCATAATGTTGGTATCTGGGGGCCCCATTAGGCTCCCAATGCGCCTCAAAAGTACCATCAACAATCCGAGCTGTTGTATACTTATAAGCACCATTCAGAATGGCCGTTGTTGACATTGATGTAGCAGCCGCCAAAGGTCCAAAACAACTCAATTGATTGCCGGTAGTGGCAACAACAGAGTCGGAAGGATTTATTTTAAGAAGAGCAGCAATGTAACGCCCAGAACGGTTAAGCTCTGTTCCCTCATATGTCACACGCACGACACAGCTCACAAGCCTAATATCAGTTAGGTTGGGAGACATGGAAGCGCTATTCGGCACCTTGTTAAAATTAGTCAACGTTCCGATGGAATTAGGAAAATCCGTCAACACGGCATTACCGGCTGACGTCTCTTGTACACCTGCATACACTGGATACGGGTACAAGACCAGTCCACCTGCGTGGCTGTTCGAAGTACCTGTGACTGACGTGAACGAGTACCTAGCATTAAGATATGAGGGGACGAGCCCAGCTGGCTGGGTCGACATATCAGGAATGTGCTTAGGTGGATTCTCAAAAGGACGTAACACACACATAGCATAAGAATTGTTAGCAGGAGCACCAGCTTTACTCTTCTTTGCCACATTTTGTGTCTTAGGCGCAGCTATTGTCATAGCCGCCGTTGCTTTAGTAAGTTTGCGTAGTTTCTTTTCAGCTCGCTTGATGCCCTTCAAAGTCTTAGGGCCTATAAATGTTTGTTGAACCATAGTACTTGTTTGGTATTGGATCCCCTAAACAACAAGGGGACTGTACATCATCACACAACGTCAGAAACGAACCGCCGTGCAGTCTCTTGGCATTTTGGTTAGCACTGAACTCACAGTTTTGGGGAATTACGTGTGACAACCCAATGGCTATCAGGTAACCACCCATCAAAGGTACCAATCCCTTATTAGCATCTCACGCCATAAGGATGCCGTGCAACACCACGGCCCTCCCACTCTGTCACAAGCACTTCACCTGCAACAAAGGAACGTAATCTGCCAATAATTCGGTTTTCAATAGCAACTTGTTCGTCAGGCGTTATCAGGAAACGCCTGCAAAACTCATATCTATCCTGTGGGGAAGGTTTGGCAATTATTTCGCCACCCCTTATCAATTCTCTCCTTTCCAAAGAATCTTGGTGGTGCTGGAATCTATATCTCCTGCCCCCACTAAAATTATTTAAAATCCATTCACACACGGGTGAGATAATAGGTTGTCCAGGATTTTGATGTGCCTCAGCCTCAGCTATCTGCAACATCAATGATCTGGCTTTTATAGGTTCATATTCGACATTAGATAATATCGTCAACAAAACCCTCCTATAGTCACGGATCCACATATGGCCTTTGGCAGTTTTGGTTAGATTAGATTGGCACCAATTAACATCATACAGATCTGTAGTGCATGATTCCTCACGCACGTCAAGTCCAAACAATGCAAAATCAGCCAATCTCTCTCTAGCCAACTCGAGCATATTGCGTTCGAAGATAACAATAGTGTCATCCCCATTTGCAAATATCTCAATACGCCAATCAAAAATAACCCTGCAAACGATAGCCATAAGCAAGGTATTTCCACAGCCAGTTTGTGGATCTCCGGAACATCTCCCATGTTTGAACGTCTTCTTCATAATATAGTATTCATCTTTTTCCTGTGCATTCAAACAACACAAGAAACGTCTATCTTTACTCATAAACCTATAAAAAGTATTTTCAAGTTTTTTCAATTCAGGATGTATCGTACCGTCGAATTTCGAAAGGTCAAGAGATAATGCAACGGGACTAGTAAATCTCCCCCACATTGCACAAAACCTCTCAGCCAATTTCAAGCTCGACAATCCCTTCGCCATAAAAGGCAAAACACATCCTGGCATGACCAGACTCTTCATTTTCTTTTCAATAGGTTTCATAAATTTTGACAAATACGCCCGATAATACATGCTACGAGGTTGTATGGGCCTAGGTATGCGGTCAATTTTTGAGTAGTAAGTATATTTCTCAATTTTGACAAACGCTTTTACTTTCTCCCACCTCGGGCTATAATAACTAGGCATATGCCGGAAAGCCCGCTCATATATCTTACGTTTACCACCAACATAGCAATTAGACACATCTTCATCCGCCCAAGGCTCAACGTTGACGAGTTTACGCCCCAGGGTTTTCGCAATCCCAAAAGCCTTATCCCAAACAACTTTGCTCCGTGGACTGTCTAATCCCAAGGTGTAACGTAGACGAGCAGCCACTCCAGGAAGATGAAACCGATCCGTTACAGCCTGCAT